ACGCCGGGTTGGAAACGTAAAGCGCCTTGCTGCCCTTCGGCAGCACCATGTGGATCATGTCGCCGCCCTGGCCGCCCTTGGCATAATGCGTCGCACGCTTCGGATCGAGCGTTGACCCAGCGAAGCCTTTCTGCGTCCACACGTCGCCGGGCTGCATGGCGCTGATCATGTCAAGCTGGGGGCCATGGACGCCGCGATAGGTGTTGACCGGTGACAGCAGTTCGGTCGACAGGATGGCTTTCTGTAGCTTGTCGGCGACCTCGGCGGCGTGCGGGCTGGTTTGCACGCCGTTCAGGTGATTCTGGATCATCTTGTAGCCCGACGGATCGGTCCACGTGCCAATTTCAGACTTGGCCGCTTTGGCTTCCTTTGTCGGGTGCCCCATCACCGTCACGCCCAGCTTGTGCGCGCTGTCCGACAGCGCGTTCAGTGCTGCCGGATCACCCGCGATTTCTTCCAGCTTGTCGGGATCGGTGCCCGCTGCCGTGTTGACCAGTTGAACGCTCGGCGCAGCGGCGGGCGACGGTTCATCCCATTCGTCCTCGTCGGGCGCCGGTTCGTCCGCCTCGGCCGCCGCGTGCATGGCAGCCATTTCAGCCGCGCTGGGGGCGCCCTGGGGCGGCGGGCCACCTTTCCCCATGGGCGCCGCTGCCTTGGCCTTGCCGAGCGTCCCAGCGGCCATACCGTGGGCCTGCTCGACGTGGCTTAGCAGCGCGTTCGCGTAGGACGCATAACCCGCGTTCACATAGGCGTTGCCGTAGGCTTTGATGGCTTGCGCGGTGAGGTGCGGGTCCTCGCCGGTCTGCAAATGCTTGGCGACCAGCGACGCGAGTTTCTTGGCGCCGCCATGTTTCTGCACCACGGCCGCTTTCGGGGTCGGCACGTTGGTGTGACTGGCTGTCGAGAACCCGCCCGAGGGAAGCCCGCTGCTGATCCCCAGGCCACCGCCAGCGCCGCCACCGCCCGAGGTGAACTCGCCGCCATGCTCGGTCCCACCGGGCAGCCTGGGGTGGACCGAGGGGTCCCACGCGTCGCGCCAGTCGATGTCCTCGCGCCGGTCATAGTCAACGTCGGTGAACCATGACTTGGGCAGCACGCGGCGCAGGAAAGTCACTGCACCAACCCCCGGTAGTCGATATCAGCGAACCACGCGTCGCGCGCCGGGTCGGGCGGGCGCGTGTCGGCGTCCACGAACGGGTGCCACGACGGGATTATCCGGGGCTTGGCCTTCAGCAGTGCCGCCGCGTCGCAGGCTTCACAGGTGTCGGTATAAAGCGCCGCGCCACTGTCCATGATGGTGCAGCGGGCGCCGCAGCGCGCCACATCGACCAGCGCCAGATGGTTGCAAACGATATTTTTCTGCCGCCCCATGCCCGGCGCGATCTGTTCGTAGTGCGCGTCGTAGCCCACCGACACCGCGCGTTTGCCTTGCTTGATCAGATGAATGCCCACGGGAGTCGTGAACATCAGGTCGGCCAGCAACAGGTCGTCCTCGGCCCCGGTGCCCTGGCGCGGGTTGACCATCAGACCGATCGTGAGGTTGCCCCAGTTTTCGGGGCGCACTTCCTCCATCGGGTGGTCGTTGACGATCGGTTTGCCCTGAAATGACCGGATGCTTTCGGGGCGGAACACTTCGGTCGGCTCGCGGTGCACCGTCACCAATCCGTCGCTGTTCGGTTCCAGCGGCAGTTCGCTGTGGTGGTAGATTTGCTGGCCGCAGCGCGCCACCGCGACGCCCTCGGCGATCAAGTAGCCCTCGGGGCTTAGCGCGGTGTGCTTGCCCAATTTGGTGACCGTATAGAACCGCATGGCCACCCTCCCGCACGGGGGTCAGAAAATAATTTGTGCTGGCACAAATAAATGCTTGCATCGTGCCGAAGGTTGGCGCATATATGTGCCACACCAAACGGACGGCCTAGCGCGCCAACGCGAACGCCGCCCCTGCTGAAAGGAGCAGCTTACCATGACCAACGACCACACCTTCGGTATCGAGATTGAGTGCTACTTGCCGGATGCCACCAGCGCGACAGCGTGCGCGGCGGCGGTTACCGCCCGGCTCTGCTCACCGTGCGTTGCCGAAGGCTACAACCACACCACGCGCAGCCACTGGAAGATCGTGACCGATGGCAGCCTGGGCGATTACACACGCGGCATCGAGATCGTCTCGCCGGTCCTGCAAGGTCAGGATGGCTTGGACGCGACACGCCGCGTGATGGAAGCGCTGACCGATTTCGGCTGCACGGTTTCCAAGAAGTGCGGTTTGCATGTGCACGTGGGTGCAGGCGCCGCGCCGTCGCTGGATTTCTTCAAGAACCTGCAAAAGCTGTATGCTCATTTTGAGCCGGTGATCGATGGTTTCATGCCCGCCTCGCGGCGCAAGAGTGCCAACCCCTACTGCCGCTCGATCACTCATGTGGCGCTGCCCGCAGTCGATCGGGCGCCAGACCTCACTGGCATGATCCGGCTGATGACCGCGCATGGCGGCGAGGCGCGCTATCACAAGCTGAACCTTGACGCCTACCGCAAGCACCACACGGTCGAGTTCCGCCAGCACAGCGGCACGTTGGACGGCACCAAGGCGGTAAACTGGACCCTGTTCTGCCTGCGCATGGTGGACGCCGCCAAGGCCGGTGTGAGCATCGCCACCCAGGGCGTAGCGCAGACCAGCGCGGCACGGCCGGGCAGCAAGGCATCCCTGGTCGGCGCCCTGTTGCAGCGCACTGAAGGCGTGACGCGCGCCGAAGCGATGGCCGCCACGGGCTGGCCGTCGATCAGCCTGCCGCAACAGGCGGCAGCGTGCGGCCTGGGCTTCACCACCCAGCGGACGGGGCGCGAGGTGCGCTACTTCGCCCAGGCGGCGGCCGCGACCAGCACGGTGCCCGCCACGCTCGACGGGCTGTTTGATACGCTGGCCTGCCCGCCCGACGAACGCGATTACTTCCGCGCCCGGACGGCGAACCTGTCCGGTCCGGTGCAGTGGGCGGCATGATTGCCGCTAACTGACTTGCTTACCCCCTCACTGGCCTATATATGATACGGAGTGACCCAAAATGGATACAATGCTGAAACCCCCGACGAAGCGCCCCAACAAGCTGAACGCGGCCACCCTGGTCGCATGGCGTGACCGCATGGGCTACTCGCAGCGCGATGCCTGCATCGCCCTGGGATGTTCGCGGGGCGCGTGGTCAACCTGGGAGAACGGCACCCACCACGTGCCGCGCTACATCGGCCTTGCCTGTGCCGCGCTGGCCTTGGGCATGACCACTTACGGCGACGATAGGAGCGTGTGATGACGGTGATGTTTGCCTACGGTTCAAACCTGAACCTCGACCAGATGGCGCGGCGCTGCCCCGATGCGGTGGCCCTCGGCAGGCTGCGGCTGGCCGATTGGCGGCTGGTGTTCCGGGGCGTCGCCGACTGCATCCCCGAGCCGGGCGCGGTCTGCTACGGCGGGGTCTGGCGCATCACGCCGCGCTGCGAGGTGGCGCTGGATGCTTACGAGGGGATCAGTTCGGGGCTGTATCGCAAAGAATACGTGCCGATCAAGCGCACCCGCGAGGGTGAAACCGAGATGCTGATCTACGTGATGAATAGCACCGGCATCATGCCGCCGAGCCAGTATTACCTGACCGTGATCCGCGACGGTTACCGGGACTTCCGTATGCCCAAGATTGCCCGCAAGCGCCTGGACGAAGCGGTGCGGGACTCCTGGGACGATAAGGCGCCAACGCACATCGAGCGTCAGCGTCACCGCCGCAAGGGACGGCCGCAGCTTGCGGCCTATCCCACGCCACCGGCCATGCCAGCGACCGGGCTATAAATCACGCTGGCTTATAGGAGACCACGATGACCATGATTGAACTGAGCAAGATCGTTGCGGACCGCGACTTTCGCAATGACAGCGACGAGGATACTGAGCAGCAACAGCCGGTGACCACGCCGGTCGCGATCAACGCTGCGGCGATCCGCTGCTACTATCCGCGCCGCAACGACCGCCCCGGCAGCCGCATCACCTTCACCGACGGCGGCGGCTTCGCGGTGACCGAGACCTACGACGAAATCGGTGCCCTGCTGCACCGGGCAGGCTAAGCTAAACGCCAGCCGCCAGCACCCCGGGACTCCTTCCCGCTCGGTGCTGCCCGGTCAGGGCCGTCGTCCCCTTGGCGGGGGGCGGCGGCCCGCACTGTTTTGTCATGCAACCAAATCGGCCGCGCCGCGTTTCCTAGCGGGTTTGAACCCGCTAGGAGATGTCCACATGCCAACCGACAACCGGGCAGCCGCCCAGGGCCTACTCGCCGCGCTGGATAAGATAGGGTCGGTTGCTGACGATCCGGAACAGGTGAAGCGGGCCGTCGCGGACGCCAGACGCACCGTGGAGGCGTGGCGCGATCAGGGCGGCGCCTACCAGCCGGAACACAACCCCCCGCCGCCACCCACGCAACAGCGCCAGACGATGCCGGGATAAACTACTCGGGGATCACCGGCAGCGCGGTGCAACGGCAGTTCCAAATCTGGCCGGGGTGGCTGTGGTAATCCGGCGGGTCCGACAGCGGTGGGGCGTCCCACCGCTGCACCGATCCGTGCAGCTTGCGATGGCTTTCCCGCACCTTCCAGTCCTTCGCGGTATACCAGATATAGCTTTCGGCACCGATATGACTGCTGCGGGCCTGAACCAGCACCGACGCCGTGCGGGCCGTCTCGGTCCGCGCGATCAGCGTGGCGCGGTTGCGCAGCCACTTCTCGGTCGCGTGCGGCGTCGCCTTGGCCAGCGCCTCGGTCAGTTCGGTGCGCGGTGGCGGGGTGCGGGTCCACCGCCCGCGTTCCGGGTCCCAGCCTGACTCGATCGCGGTCTTTTCCTCATAGCGACGGCCAGCTTCCAGCGCCTGCAACGACTGCTCATGCACCCAGCTTGCCGCCTCGCGCGGTAACGAGGTGATCAGGTGCACCTGATCCGCCATCAGTCGCTGCACCTCGGCACCGATCGGTGCCTCGCGCAGTTCCTGTCGCAACGCGGCACTCATGCCCTTGGTGTATTGTTCCCACGCGGTTTTATCGCGACGGTTGGTTTCCGCGATCATCCGCCACGACACCGCCTGCGCCCATGGCTCGATCGCCTCGGCATAGTTGTCCAGCGCGTCGGTGATCGCCGGTATCTCATGCGGCTCGATAAAGCCCAGATCGCCGCTGTCGGTCAGCGCCTCAATGATCCGCACCACCTGTCGCGCCAGATGCCGCAGTTGGGCTGCGAAGCTGGTTTCCGCATGGCGGGCTTTGAAGAATCCGCTGTGACGCGGTTCCTCGGCGCGCTGACGGCGGCGTCGCTCGCGCCATTCCTCGGCATTCTCGCGCGCCACGGCTCAAGCCCGTTCGCGGCGATACCAGTTGATCCCGCGCACCACGCTGTCGCTGTCGCCACCAAACTCGTCGCCACCGCTTTTCTCCCCTGGCGGCTTGGGCACGGGTGGCGCGCCCGCCCCGGGCATCCCTGGCGGCTTCATCATGCCCGGTGGCCCACCCATACCCGGTGGTCCGCCCATGCCGCCCATGGCCGCCATATCGCCCGGGTCGGGCTGTTCCCAGGGCGGCGGGGCTTCCTCGCTGTCCTTGATGTCTTGGTCGGTGATGTTGGTGAACCGGCCGGTCATGATGGAACTCTGCTTGAGTTCCTTCAGCGCCATCGTGGTCGAGATGATCCCGGCGCCATGCGCCTGCACCACCGTCGCCACATCGCGCTCCGCGAGTTCGGCTTTCTCGGTTTCGTCTAGTTGCCGCAGCGAGTTGAATGTGAACCCGAACGTATCGGGTGGCTCGGTGCCCAGCGCGCTGCGGTGCACCACCTCAAACACCCCGGTCAGCGGCCGTCGCAGCCGGGCTTCCTGGGCGGCGCGGATCATGTCGTAGTATTGCCGCAGATCGGACTCGCCACTGGAATTCAACCCGGCGGGCGACTGGCCGAATAGTCTAACAAGGGGAATCCCTAACGCGCCGGAAATCTGCTGTCCCAGCGCCATGATGGTGTCCGATACGCCCGCGAACGAATATGACAGCGCCTCAAATTCGTCCTCGCTGTCGATCACCGTCATGCCGTTGTTGGATTGCAACCACCGCATGGCGTCCATCGACTGGTAGAAACCCTGCAACGGGTTGGGCATTCCGGTCGGTGACTGCGCCGGGTTGCCCGCCATCGCCGCGAGTTGCTTGTAGCCCTTCACTTTGTAAACTCTGAGATACGCGCGGAACAGCAGTTCGGCAGCGCCCATCGTGCCAGAATCAAACGCCAACAGACGATCGTATAGACGCTCGATCACCGACATGCCCCAGCCGTTTTCCGCTAACTTTTGCCGGAACGGCAGCGTCACGCCGTCCATGCGGACACAGCGGGTGTAGTGGATGGTCATCTTCGGCATGAACGGCGCGTTGGCGACCACTTGATAGAACACCGGCAGGCCGTAGTCGGGGCCGAAATCCTGCACCAGCACGTTGTAGCTGGGCTGGATCATCCACCGGTCGAGCGTCAGGAAGCCTTTGAGTTGGTCCTTTGCGATCGATTCTTTTACCAGCGGCGTCGCCATGTCCTGCCCGTCGATCAGCATGACCATCAGGCAGCCGCCATAGAGGCGCGACCACTTCACCGTCTCATTGAGCGATTGCCACAGGCACAGGTCGTTGATCACCTTGTGCAACTGCTCAACGTCGTCCGGGTCCATGTCGCTATTCAACGTGATGCCCGCGCGGGTCATATCATCCGCAACCACATCGACGGCGGCGCCGATAATCCACGACCCCCGATAGGCCCACTCCATCAGCAGGTTCAGCCGGGTGACCGGGTTGAACGTATGGGTCGAGTGGCTGAGTTGGTTTTGCTGGCCGAGGCCGATGCGGGCGACGAAATTAGAAATGTTGTCGGTGGTCAGATTGCCCAAATGGTCATTGGACGACCCCGCCTGCACGCGCACGCGCGGCTTGGCGGCCGGATCGCCGCCGTTGATATGATCGGACATCAGTAGGCCATCCGCGACCAGACCGAGATATCGCCCTCGGCCACGAGGTTGAACGCGCGCGAGGTGCTGTCCACGTCATCGTCGTGCGGCAATTCCGGAAAGCCTTCCAGCATTTGCAGCCACCTTTCATTCCACGCGCCGCGCTGCACCAACACGTTGCCCGCCTCGGCTTGCGCCGAGAACGGCGCGAAGCGGGTGATCTTGTCGCCGGTCTCGGGTGACCACTCGATTGCGTAGCCCGCCAGCATCCGCACGAAGGCGGCAATCTGTGCCTTGCCCGCTTGGCCTGGGTCCTGCGGGATGCCCACCTTGCAGCCGACGCCGTCCTGCGACGTCATGTTGGCGACCGCGCGTTCCACCTCGGCGGGGCTGCCCCGGAACCACGTGTGGTCCAGCACCACATAGCGCCCGTCGATGGTGCGGCCGATCTTGGTCGAACAGGTCCAGTCGGGGTCGTTCTCGGTGGTCTCCACCGTCGCCGCCAAATCCCAGCCGCGCCCGACCTCGGTGATCATCGGGCAAATATCCACGACTTGAATCCAGCGCCGGTTGAAATAGAGGCCCGCCGACGGGCGGATGTGCCAGTTGCCGTTGAGCAGGCGTTCGCGTTCCACCTGGGGCAGCATCATCAGATTGCCGCGATAGCCGGGGTCGTTGCGTTCCAGCGCCGGGTTGTCCGCCAGCTTGGCGGAAATAAACGTCAGCGACTTGACCATCGCCTTGGTCAGCTTCGGGTGGTCGCGCAGCGCGGCGGCCTTGCTGTCATACCATTGCAGGGCATCGTCGTGCCCGCGCACGAAATAGCGCACCACGCCCGAGCGTTCCGGTATCGGGTAGCCAGTGGCGGGATCGATCCACCATTCGATCAGTTGCGCCACCCAGCTACCGGCGTCGGCGTTGCAGGACGCCCGTATATACGGGCGGATTCTGGTCGGCGAACGGTTGCGTGACATCAGGTAGAAGAATTGCTGCTTGGTGAACGTGGTCAGTTCGTCAAAGCACAAACAGCCGATCTGGCTGCCATGCCAGTCCAGCACGGTGTTGTCGTATTCAAGGTGCGACAGCTTGACCATGCCTTTGCCGGGCCAGCGCCACTCCATGCGATGCGACACCGGGACGCCTCGGGCATGAAAGAACAGCTTTTCGCTTTCCGACCACAGCCCGCCCGGCTTGCGCAGATCGGTGGTATTGCGACGGAACATGACCGAGTCAAAACTCTTAATCTGACTGGGATACCGCATCGCCTCCAACAGCAGCGCCCAGCTTTTGCCTGATCCTGCGCTGCCGCCGAAGATCGCTATGTCGGCGTCGCTTTCGAGGAACATGCGTTGCGGCCCCTCTTGCGGGGCAATCGTCATACGCTCAAGCGTGGCACTCATACGCGCGGTGTGCCGTCGTCCAGTCGTGTGATGGCGACGTTCGCCCACATCGCAGCGGTGCGCAGGTGCCGCATCACATGATCCCGATCGAGACCGGGCGGCACATGCATCTCAACGAAGCTTGCGAACGTAGCGAATGCCTGTCGCAGATCGGCCATGTCCGCCAACTGCAAATCGGTCGGTTTGAGATACTCAAACGTGTTTCGGTGCATCACCAGAACCTCTGGTCGGCTTCCATCTGGCGCAGCAACAGCCACAGCAGAATCTTCGCGGTGCTGTCGCCGCCCCACGACTTACTGGCTACCAGCGACGCGCGTAGCGCCTCGGTGCTGCCTTCCCACTTGCCGTCAGCGAACAGCGTGATGGCGCAGGGCGGCTCGCCGAGCGTGATGGTGAACGGATACCACGGCGAGTCCTGTAGCCTGAACGTGCTGGTGACGGTTTCGCCGCTCGGGATCGGCAGGAACTTGTTATCTTCATCGCTCATGGATCGGTGCCCGTCGCGGCGGGTGGCGCCTCGGTGGCATCGCCATCGATGGTCGGTGGCGCGTCGTCCGCCTCGGGCTGGTCGCGGCCGTTGGGCGGCATGTAGAAGTGCACCACCTCGTCGTCGCGCGAGGTTTCCGGGTCCGCCCCTGGGGCTTCCTTCGGCAACTGCCACGACGGTCCGCCATGCGTCTGCAACCAGAACCGCGCCGCCGCCATGTTGCCCGCCAGCGCTTCCTTCACCACCGCGTAGCCGACGCGGGCGACAATCTGGGCGCGGCCGGTTTTGATTTCCTTTCGGAAATACTTGGTCAGCGTCGTGTGGTGGATATTCAGCGCCTGTGCGATCACCGCCTGGGTGTCGTTATTGGCGGCCAGCACCATCACGGTATGGCGCTGCTCGTTGGTTGGCACAAAGGCGGGGATACGCCCATTCTCATCACGCTCCGCGCGTGGCTGCCCACGGCTGATCCGCTGGCCGGGATTGAGTTCCACGACCACGTCGTCAGGCTGGTTGTCCTCCATTCGCCACCTCCCGGGTTGCGGTCTGGCCGGTGAATTGCTCCCAGCGCTGCACGCAAACGTCAGTATAGCCCGGGGTGATTTCCATGCAGTAGGCCACCCGCCCGGTCTGCTCGGCGGCGATCAGCGTGCCGCCCGATCCGGCAAACGGATCGGCCACGGTGCGCGCCAGATCGGTCACATCGATGATGGTGGTCAGCAGATCGACCGGTTTCTGCACCGCGTGCAACAGGTTGCCGGTGCGCTTGGCCTGGATCACGTTGCCCTGGGCTTTCTGCGGCGAGAACGGCGAACGCACGCGCAGGCCGCACATGATCAGTTCGTGCTGCATCCGCCAGCCGACGCCCATACCCGGCGTGCCCTTGTCCCACACGATCATATTGCGCACGCCGTAGCCCGAGGATTCGACCACGTCGAACAGGTTGATCCACATCCGCCAGTCGGTGAAAATGTAGACGACGCCCGTGCCGAACCCCGAGACCACGGCTTTCATCAGCGCCATGTAGCCGCGCGTCGACAGCGTATCGTTGGCCACCATTTCGTCGCCGCGCGTCCCCACGCTGCCCGAGGCGCGGCCCGCTTCCTGAAAGCCGCCCGAGCAATACGGCGGATCGGTCAACAGCACGTCGATCGCTTCGCCCCGGGTCAGCTTGGTGATATCGGCGGGCGAAGTGGCATCGCCGCACATCACCCTGTGGCGGCCGCACAGCCAGACATCGCCCACCTGGGATATCGGCACCGGAGGCACCTCGGGCACCGCCTCCGCGTCGCCTGTGCCCTGCGACGGGCCTAGTCCCAGGATATCGTCAACCTCGTCCATGTCGAAGCCGGTGAGCGTCAGGTCCCAGCCCGCCATTTGCAGGCCGCCCAGTTCCATTTTCAGCGTGTCGTCGTTCCACGACGAATTCAGCGCCAGCTTGTTGTCGGCGATCACGTATGCCCGCTTCTGTTCGTCGGTCCAGTTGCGCGCCACCATGACCGGCACCTGGGGCAGCCGCAGCTTGCGCGCCGCCTCGACGCGGGCGTGGCCCGCGATCAGCATCCCAGACTCATCGACCAAGACCGGCATGGTCCAGCCCCACTGCTCGATCGAGCGGGCAATCTGTTTGATCTGCGCTGACGAATGCGACCGCGCATTCTTGCTGTAGGCAAGCAGCGTTTCGGTGTCGCGCCGCTCAACCGTGTCGGCTGGCCAATCTGGCATCGCGGAATTTCCCCAAGAATAATTTGTGCGCGGTGGCGTTTTTCGCTTGCGTAGGTTACCCAAAATGGATACAAACCGTCCTGCACACAACGAACCAACCGGAGACCTCGACATGACCTACCGCGACGCCCTCGACGCCCTCGCCGCCGCCATCCCCACCCTGCCCGCCAAGCAGCAGGGCTTCGCCCAGTCGCTGCTTTCGCAGGCTGTGGCGCGCGCGGACTGCGGTAATGCCGCCCTATCGCAGAATCAGTGGCACTGGGTGCGCAAGCTGGGTGCCCCCCAGACGCAAACCGCAACCGCCAACGTCGGTGACTTCGGCGCGGTGATCGCGATGTTCGCCACGGCCGCCCAGACGAAGAAGTTCCCCAAGATCACGCTGGCGCTGGCCGACGGCCGCGCGGTGGTGCTGAAGGTGGCGGGCGCCCAGTCAGCGCAGCCCGGCACGGTCACCGTGACCGACGGCCGCCCGTTCGGCAGCAACGTGTTTTACGGCCGGGTGGCGCCCTCGGGCGACTGGCAGGTTTCCCGCACGATCGACACTGAGACCGCTACCTCGGTGACCGCGCTGCTGACGCGCTTCGCGGCCGAGCCTCTGGCGGTCGCGGCCGCCCACGGGCACGAGACGCATCATTGCTGCTTTTGCAACATCACCCTGACCGACCCCCGTTCCAAGACGGCAGGATATGGGCCAATTTGCGCAGGCAAGTTTGGCTTGGCCTGGGGCTGACACCACAGCGGGGGCGACAGCCCCCGCGCCTACCCTTCCACCAACCAAAGGAAATCCTGACGATGATTACCCCGACCAAAACCCGCCTGTATCAGTTCGCCCATGTCATGGGCTTCGTCGTGATGGCATTTTGCGCGCTGGCCGTTATCGACGTTTACTTGTTCCACTGAACCAAAGCGGGGGCGACAGCCCCCGCATCTGTTTCGGGAGGAAACCAAATGGGCCACATGATCATCACCGAGGCCGCGCTGGCTGCCATCTGCGCGTTGACCAATCAAAAGATACGCGAGGACGCGGCAATGGAACGTCGAGCGGACGG